GCGCGCCAGATTGTGGCTCTGGAGGCCGTGGGTTCGAATCCCATTACCCACCCTGATCATTTTTAAATGATGGGCTATCGCCAAGTGGTAAGGCACAGCACTTTGACTGCTGCATTCGCTGGTTCGAGTCCAGCTAGCCCAGTTCTTGATAATTATATAAGGGTGTGTAGCTCAGGTGGTAGAGCACTTGACTTTTAATCAAGTTGTCCGGGGTTCGAATCCCCGCACGCTCATTAAAAATTAAGTTTTATGCGGTTTAGAGGTATTTTTACTTCTAAATCGCATTTTTGATTTTCGCTAGATTTCTTGCGTAATTTCATTGTGGTTATACACTATAGAAAGTAGGGATCTTTATGAAGAAAATCAATATGTCTAAATCTACTAATCTAACTATCGGAGACGCATTTGAATTATACATTCGTAAATGTACTGTGCGTAATCTATCCGACAAAACTATCCTATCCTATAAGCAAATCTGCGCAAGGTTTTTTGACTTTTACGATACTAGAAAACAAGTATCTACAATCACAGAAGATACAATTGATGATTATATCTTATGGCTTAGAGAAGAAGTGAAAGTCAGTGACGTTACCGTTAATACTTATCTGAGGACGCTCAGAGCGTTTTTATATTATTGTATGGACTGTGATTACCTTGATCCATTTAAAATCCAATTATGCAAGACAGAAAAGCCGATAAAACAAACCTATTCAGACGAAGAACTAGAACGTCTCTTACAGAAACCAAATCTACGCAAATGCACATTTTCAGAATATAAGACGTGGGTCTTTGAGAACTATCTACTGGGAACAGCAAATCGTATTAGAACAGCATTAAACGTGCGTATCTGTGATGTTAATTTCAATGATGGATTCATCACTCTGCAAAAGACAAAGAATCGCAGACAACAGGTAATCCCGCTATCAGAATCATTGGCAAGTATCTTGCAAGAGTATCTTGAGATTAGGGGCGGTGCGCCAGAAGATTATCTTTTTTGCAACGATTATGGTAAACAAGCAACAATTCGTACTTATCAACAATTGGTAAGACGGTACAACATTAAGCACAATGTTAATAAAACATCATGCCATTTATTTAGGCACACTTTCGCAAAGCATTGGGTTATCAATCATGGCGATCCATTTAGATTGCAAAAGATTATGGGGCACTCAACCTTAGATATTACAAAAGAATATGTGGCAATGTTTGGAAATGATTTACAAATAGATTTTGAAAAATTTAATCCTTTAGATAAATTAAATCATAAGATTGGAGACGGTAATAAAATCTCTATGAAAAAGAAAGGACGGTGATCAATTGGACACACTACAAAGAAGTTTTGACAGAACACTACAGCGAGAAGGAAAAACTATGACAGCCGTCACACAGGCGCAGGATTTTATGGTTGTCTTTCGCAAGAATAACGACGGCTTAGAAGATAGAGACACTTCCATTATATACTATGAAATAGACGCTCCTGTGGAGATAGGAACGCTTTTAAACTACAAAGGTAACTACTACATTGTCTTAAATAAGGAAACGGCAGAAAACGACGTATACTATAAATCAGCCATACAACAGACAGACGGTATCTTGAATCTCAACACTGGAACTGTCACAGGACTTAGGGTTATTTGCATGAAAACGACCTCAATTTCGTCTGCGAGTGACGGCACGATGATTTTGTTGGCTGGCGACTTAGAATTGATTTTAGAGGAGAATAGCGATGCTAAACGCTTAACAATAGGTGGAACATTCAACGAGTATGGTGGCACGTACAAGATAAAGAACATCATGTGTAAGAATGGCATCTGCCACTTGTATTGCGAGCGCACAGCAGATGAACAGCCAACAATTAACTATCGCCTCGTATTAGGTGCTTACAACAAGGCATACCAGATTCCTTCCAGTCCCGAATCGGGAATAGGTGTTACCAAACTAGAAACAACTGCCTATATGAATGATCAAATAGTGCCTAACCCTACTATTGAATGGACATCATCAAACAATGATGTAGCGACAATCGCACAGGACGGCACAGTTACCTTTATCAAGGCAGGTATAGTGAAATTTACTGTAAGATGGACAGAACACGATGTAGAGGTCACAACAGACGATATTACAGTAACTGAGAGCGAACCAGAGGTTAATCCATGGACGTTATCAATCACTAGTCGATACAGTAAAATGTATACAAATAAAGACATGGTATTTACTTTTGTCACTAAAAACGATGGTGTAAAAGAACATCTGGACGGTCTACAGTATGAGATCATTAGTGATTATTCATTTACATTCGTGACAGAGACATTCAACACGACAGCCAATACATTAACCTTAAAAACAACGGATAATGGTGCGATTGGAAAGAAATTTACGCTTAGAGTGTATCACACTGCCAAGAAACTAGAAGCAACTAAGGACGTTACTGTGGAGTCATTAGTTTAAGTGTCCTCGTTTTGAGGACGGTTGATTAATTTTTAGTAAAAAAGTGGCAAAAAAGTTCCCCCCTTTTATTTTTCAACACCGCTCAAACCCAGTGTTTATGCGGTGTTCTGGGTTTGTGTTCTCTCTGGTATAGGAGAGAGACAATTTTGGAAAAAAAACGGCGAAAAATTCCTTGGTTTTATTTTTCGACACCTCTTAAGCCCAGTGTTTGCAAGGGCTTTTTTCGAATGGCAATCTTCCTGTAATAGGAGACATAGATTTTTAGTAAAAAAACGCCAAAAAAGTTCCCACTTTTATTTTTAAAGGGACGTTAAAGCCAGTATTTATAAGGGTTTTTTTAGACACCAATCTTGCGGTAATAGGGGACATGTGGATGGCAGGATAAAAATAGTAAAAAAGAGTCCAAAATCTTCCCCTTTTTAAAAAAATATGTGCTTTAAATGCAGTAAATATAAGAACTTTAGCGGTTGTGCTTCGTGGACATATAGGAGAGACAAGATGGAAGGACAAAAATAGTAAAAATCGGACAAAAATCGTCGACTTTATTTTAAAATATAATCACGAAGTCCTTATTTTAAGCCATTTTTTAATGATGCTTTAAGTGGAATAATAGGGGGACACGATAGTAGAAAAAATAAAATAGTAAAAATCGGTCAAAAATTGTCCCCCTTGCCTTAAAAATACAGTTACCAAATCCAAATTTTAAGCCAATTTTTGACGATGTGTTAAATGGAACTATAGGGAGACATGATTAATATTGGTAAGGACATTTATGTCCCTACCTGATAGAAGATAGTTATAGTAAAAATCAGCCAAAAAACTTCTCAGTTACCTCTCAGAAACTATTAAAAAACTCAGTAAAATAGCCATGTACAGGCGACGTGCTAAGTGGCAGTATAGGAAGAACGATGTAACGCTATCAGACAAAAATAATTGTACCGTATTTGTGGTACATTTATTACTTAAAAACTACAATGTACCGTATTTGCGGTACATAAAAAGTCGCTATATGGAAGATGGGGTATCTCAATGAGACGACTACAACGTGGACAAATCAAATTAAAAAAAATGTACCGTATATACGACACAAAATTTTTGCCAATTTTAAAATGTTCCGTATATACGGAACACGAAATGTGTCTATAAGGAGAGGCAAAATACAGAAAATTGAACTTTTGATATTGGTCAAAAATGTTCTGAATATCCAGAACGAAAAAATTCCAAATTTTCAAATGTACTGAATATCCAGAACACGAAATGTGTGTATAAGGGGCGCATATATTTTGAGAATCAAAAAAATTGAACTTTTGATATTGGGTTAAAAACAGCCGTTATTTTCGGTCAAATATTTTTTAAAAAATGACAAACAGCCGAAAAAAACGGTTGGTGAAATGTGTGTATATGGAGAAGCATATATTTTGAAAATCAAAGAATGTTAGCATTTGATATTGGTCAAAAATGTACTGAAAAAATCGTTTCAAAAAATTTTGAAAAAATGAAATGTACCGTTATTTTCGGTACACGAAATGTGTGTATATGGAGAGGCATATATTAGACATGTAACGCTATCAAATTGCCAACGTGGACAAATCAAATTTTGGCTAAAACACTAGGTTTTTAGCGGCTTTGAAAAAATGGAAATTATTTACAAGTGTTGTATTTACAGTACAAAATGAAAAATGAAATGTGTGTATATGGAGAAGGTACTCCCCAATATAAACTTGCTCGTTATTTAATTCAAATGTATATAGACATGGCAGGGGGTGTCACAAAAGATACTCCCTTTACTATGTCCCAAGGGTTACTAGATCGGTAACCGTTGAATCTTAAGGTGGCAAATTACCATCTTAGAAATCCAAAGGTCGCAAATCACGACCTTAGAAACAATTATATAATAAGGAAGAAAGAGATCTATCGTTTTGATAGGTCTTTTTTTGATACAACAAATTAACAACATCATTACAGGGGCAACAGATAGAACTGCTATTGCAGGGCGTTTTGTATGCAACTGGAAAGGACGTGAGCATGGAACTAGAAACATTAAATCTATCTGATGAACAACTTGCAGGAGTACAGCAGATTCTTCAATCTGAGGGCGATAAGATTCGTACAAAGTACAGCAACGAACTCAGAACTGTGAAGGAAGAACTAAATCAATACAAACCTGCGCAGAAATCAGATGCAGAAATTCAATTTGAGAATCGTATGAGAGAGTTAGAAGCCAGAGAACAGAAATTACTGGCAAAGGAACGCCAGACAGAATTATCAAGCAAACTTACTGAACTTGGCTTACCAACAGAGTTAGGACAGTATCTGAATCTTGGTGAAGATGTGGACGCAGGATTAGAAGCCGTGAGTGTGGCAATCAATGGTTATTTACTCAACAATGGGAGCAAACCCACCAACCACAGCAAACAGCAAGCAGTTACAAAGTCCGACTTCAAAAAGATGTCCTACGGGGAAAAAGCACAGTTGTTTCAGGACAATCCTGAGTTATATAAGGCATTAGCCAGATAATTCCCCACTTGTGTGGAAACCACGGAACTTTTGCGCTCGTTAAATACGGTTTTCGGAAAGGTAGACAAAGGAGTGGATTACAATGTACTTCAAACTGCGATAAGTCAATTAGGGTTTCCGATCGTCATGGTAATTGCCATGGCTTTTTTTATTTGGAAACTTTGGGAGAAATCGCAGACGCAAAACGAAACCAGAGAAGAAAAATTATACTCAGTCATCTCAAAAGCACAAGAACAAAATGAGAAATTATCTGCGACAAATGCAGAATTCGTGGAGGTGCTTACATCATACAAGGATGACTTAGATGAAATCAGAGAAGATGTATCAGAAATCAAAACACAAATTAACAAATAATTAAGGAGGAAACAAAATGGCAAATATTGTAAATAATTCTACAAATGCAGTGAATAAAAACATGATCATCCCAGACGTTTACGCAGAGTTAGTGCGTGAAAAAATTGAAGGAAAGGTAGTTATCTCTCAGTCCGCAAAGGTTGTTAAATCTTTAGTTGGCAAACCTGGAGAAACTGTTAGTATGCCAAAATGGGCTTACATCGGTGATGCAAAAGACATTACAGTTGGAACAGCGATGGATAAAACAACGTTAAAACAGACAAGCACACAGGCAACTATCAAGATGGTAGCCGCACCTGCGGTATCCGTAAATGACTACGACGACGCAGTTGAATTCGGAAATGCATTAGATGAAGCCGCTAAACAGCAGGCAATCTCTCTGGCAAGAAAACTTGACACTGATTGCATTAATGTTGCATTGACAACACCTTTGAAGAGTCAACTTGCTACAAAACATCAGATCACATTCGATGAGATGAACGCTATCTTAGGACTTTATGGAGATGATGCCAATGCAGAAGATTTTGCAGGAATCTATATCCATAGCGCTTTTGTTCCATCTTTCCTTAAGATGGATGGCTTCGTGGACAAGACAAAGACATTTACTACAGATGGCACAGGAATCATGCAAAATAACTTATTAGGTTATTTCAGAGGAATCCCTGTCCTTGTCACTGACAGATTATACGACACAGCAAAACATGAAGGTTATATCCTGACAATCAAAAAGGAATCTATTGGTTTAATTCCAAAAGAGAATCCATTCGTCGAACCTGCCAGAGACGCATCTACAAGAACAACTACAGTATACTGCTCTGAGTATTACGCAGTTGCGTTAATTGATGACAGCGGTGTAGTAGTCGCAGGATCAACAATTACCCCAACAGTATCTGATGGTGAGTAATAAATGAAAGGAGCGACGAGATGCTTGGCGGAGATCGTTTAAAGTTTTTAAGGATTTATCATAATTTAACTCAAAAGTACATGGCTGAGTGTCTCGGCTGTTCGACCAGATGGATTAAGAGCATTGAAAGATGCGAGGTAATCCCAACCGAGAAAATGTATCATGATTGGCTCGACTGCTGTTACGGTTTGTTAAAACCGCAAGAGAAAACAAGCAAAAAAGCCCGCGTCAAAAATAACTCGGTCGACAAATAACTGCTGTGCCCTGTCTTAGGGCATAGGGTAATTATATTTTAGTTTCAATAATGATTTTAATTTTAGTTGGAGAAACTCAGTAATTAGCAACCAGAATTTAACAAATGGAGAAAGGAAGGTGAGTAAGATGTATAAATTCTTATTCACTTTCATGTTTGTTTGCCAATTAGATGGGCAAGGTGTTGATTCATCTTGCTCCCTAATCGGTGACAGATATGAAGAAGAATCAAACAAAGAATTTACCAACATGGTACAAAGATAAAACAAATAAATATCATACAATTCTAACAGACGACATTGACTCATTATTATCCTGTGCAATCTTAAAGCAATTAATGGGATGGAATGTCGAAGAAATCTTTTTATTAAAGAAGAAAGTCAAAGGACATGAGGGACAAGACCTCAAAGGAAAAACAAAGAACGCCACACAGTCAGAAGGAATTGGCGTTGATCTGGCACTTCACAAAGGCAAATGTTTCGATAATCATATCACACGCTTTTCAAATATTGATTATAAAAACGAAGAATCTATTAATCCAAATCTTATTGAGAATATCACAAGACAAAATTATACAGAGAAATACGCAGGATCGACAGTATTACTGCTTTGGTCGTTGTACGGTTTACAAAAAGAAGGTCTAACGGACGAAGCAATGATGATGTTGCTCGGAATCGACAGCGCATACTTAGGGTACTACGATTCAAGATACAAAAAGCACGTCAAACACTATCTGGTAGATGTATTAGATTTACCAGAATTTTATCATTGCATCGAACGGCATGAAAAGGAAGAATTTTACGCAATCCAAGACAAATACCGTCTCAGAGAGAAGATTACATTGAAAAAAGGTCATGTAATCACAAAGATTGATATTGATGCAATCAATGATATTCTTCTATGGGATACTGACACAAATCTTCACATTGAATTGCCACAGGATAAGTTTTATCCAGATAAATATTTTATTGACGTTGTCAAAGATATTTATGGTAAAAGGGCGAAGAGATATGATGAGATAATCCCACAAGAGCCATACTGCTATGCGCTTACTAAGACAAATCTACTAAACTATTCAATCGAGGTAAAGGAATAATGGAATATACAAGCGACGGAAGGATTGTGATACATAATGGTGATCTAACAAACGAATTATTACGAAGAGGTCATCATATTGTGCAAGTGCGATCAGATAGAAAGAACAAAATAAAAACAATATTCCTCTTTGATGGTACGGAAGAAATAAAAGAGGACTTGCTTAATATAGCAAAAAGGGAAAGAGTAGAATTGAACAAGGAATTGTTTGACTGAAGTTTTAACCGCTAATAATGTTAACGTACAGAATTTAGGTCAGTAGCCCCAGTTTAGCAAACCAAAGTTTTAGGTATGAACAATCTTCCTACCAAAAATTTAGGTGCCAACAATCTTGGCACTCAGAATTTAGGTATTACCATTTGTAATACCAAGAATTTAGATCAGTTAACCTCAAACTGGGGGCTACTAATTAATATCAGTAATCGACGGTTTGTCGACTACTAAACTAAACAAATACATAAATAAGGAGAACAAACGATATGAACAAAACAAAAACAGATAATAAAATTATATTCAATCAAGCACTTGCAGGATACCTTATGATGCAAGGGTTCATCTTGAAAAAAATGGAACGTAATGAGAAATGTCCAGACAAGAATGTATTTATTTTTAGACAATCTGAGAATCTGGAAAAGACAATCAAACAGTATTTATCTAAATAATCAAACAAGGAGAGCAACAAAATATGGCAACAAATACAAGAAAAGTAAGTAAAAATACAAGAGTAAGCGATCTAATTACAGTTGAAGATATTCAGAAATGGGAACCAGATGTACCTGTCATTATTGCGGCAGGCACAGGCGTTGGTAAATCATACTTTATTAAGAACACGTTATACGATATTGCAAAGGAAGAGGGTCAAAAGATTCTTTTCCTTATACATAGACGTAAATGTGTTGATCAGTTCGTCATGGAAATTGAAGCCGACGGCAAAGATGATGTCATAGATATTATTACATACCAGAAGTTTTCAATGCACAAACGATGCAGTGACTTTGATGATGAATTCAATCCCTACGATTATGGCTACATTGTATCGGACGAATATCATTATTTTACAGAAGATGCAAGTTTCAACGATACAACAGACGTGGCTTATGACATGATCATGGGATGTCCTACGGCAGTAAAGATTTTTATGTCTGCCACAGGCGAGAATATTGAATCTTATATGAGAGATTATCTCACAGATAACGCTGAGAAATTAGGTATCAGAGAAGGCATAAAGCCACTGAAATACAAAATACCTACCAATTGGTCATTCATTAATCAGTTGTACTTCTTCTACAGAGAGGACGCATTTAAACGCAAGGCAGAAGAGGTAATTTGCAAAGGCACAAAGGCAATCTTTTTCATTGACTCAGCAAAGAAAGCATACGAATTATACAAGCAGTTTGAGGATAATGCCATCTTCTGCTGTAGTGATAGCAACAAAGATTATGCCAAGTATATGAACAAGGATAAATTGAGTCAGATGCTTGAGAATGAGAGATTTGAGGAAAACCTACTGATTACAACTGCTTGCCTCGATGCAGGCGTCAACATCAAAGATAAAGACGTGAAAGAGGTCATGATAGACATTCGTGATCTTGGTTCGCTGATCCAGTGCATGGGCAGAAGACGTATCGGCAGAAGAAAAGACAATGGTGCATACTCAGAGAAGATTGATGTTTATGTGCGTGCAAGAACAAATGAACAATTGGGCGGTATGATCACTCAAATTAAGAAAGATATTGTGCCTGCACAGTTCCTTGACTTCAATGGAGAAGAGGAATTCTATAGAGAATACCCAAGATTTAACGCTAATGTAGATAAGAGTGGAATTATCTATACTGATAAAAAAGATAATTGTTTAAAGGTTAATGAGTTGATGCTTAAGAAAAAAGAAAGCGACATTGAACTCTACAATAAGATGATAAATTTGCATAAATTCGGATACTGTGCATATCTTGCTGATAAGTTTGAGAGAATGCACAAATATGACAGATTAGGCAACATAATCAAATGGAAGTATGAGATTTACGAACCAGAGTACATTGATGTCATGGTTACTTTGAACAGATATGCAAGTGATAAAACAGAATTTTGCGATAAGTCCCAGAAAGATGAACTTGTGCAGAAACTTAGTTTACGCAAGAACGGAAGAGTCGTTAAGACGGCAAAGACAATCGATGAGAAATTAGAAACAATGGGAATTCCTTTTAAGATAGAGGAAAAACAGACGAGACGAAAAGGGAAAAACGTGAGAGTTTGGAAAATTGTTCAGATGAAATAGAGGACATAATCGTCGTTTTCTTTAGTATTTATAAGGGTTTTTGTGCAAAGTGCCTACGTTTTTGGTGTAACCCTTCTATATAGGGTGTCACCAATTTCGTAGGCAAATCGTTAAAAAGTCCAGTAATTATAAGAAGAAAACGACGATTACTCTTCTACTACCTCTTCTCCACTATCACAAGTAAACAAGCAATTTATTGCGCAGTTTAGGAGAGACAGGATAAGCATCAGTGTCCCTTCTCGACATTGCTACCGCAGGTAAGAAAGAGTGTAAAGGTTTCCTCATCATGTTGGGGACAAGCCCCAAACCCCATGTAGCGCGATATCCTTTGATCGCTAACGCTCACAAAGCACATCACTTCCGCCCACTACAACCTACGGTTGCGTGGTCGATCAATACAGAACAATCAAAATCAAACAGAAAGGAGAGAAACAAATGGCAAAAAGTAAAGATAAAACATTGCTTCAAAAAATGCAGGAAATCTGCCCATATCATATTGCTAAGTATGTGCAGTGGTACTTATCTGACCAGAAAAAAAGATGCAAATGGGACGAACTGTGCCAGTGCGATATGCAGTTTAAGAGCAAGGACGGAACAAATAAAACAGAAGAATTTTGCGAAAATAACTGGCTGATCAGAGATGATGCTCAAAAGGCAATTAAAATATACATGAAAAATATGAGAACCTTGAATACAATGCAGATATACCAGAAGATGATGAACAAGGCACTGAATGGAGATGTTAACGCTGCTAAGTATGTAGAAAACTTCCATAATAGTGACTTCTTTGAAGATAGTGAGGACGAATTGGACGTATTACTATCTGGTATTAATATTCCTGCTCTTAAAGGCGGTGCATGATGATCAGTAAAACAAATGCACAAAAACTTGCGTGGTTGTGGCAAGATGAGAACAAGGTGGCTTGGATCGAATCGTTTATCAAGATTGCGGATAAAGAAGGAAAACTCGTGCCATTTATCTTGACAGATGAACAGAAAGAATTGGTACAGAATATGCAGTCAAACAATATTATCCTTAAGAGCCGTCAGTTAGGTATCTCTTCCATTACCATTGCGTTGTCTATCAGAGAATGTGTGGTACACGAGAATACGACTTGTTTTCTGGTGTCACACAATCAATCAAGTTGCAATACTATTTTTGACAAGTTGAAACAACAGTATCATTCGTTACCAGATATTATTAAACCGAAACTGATTGTAAATAACAGACAGGCGTTATGCTTTGATAATGGTAGCAAGATCACTTGCTTGACCGCAGGTAATAAAGAGATTGGTCGTGGCGATACTTTGAACGGTATCGTGCATTTATCAGAATTTGCTTTTTGGAAGAACGCAGATAAACAGTTACACGCATTATCACAGGCAGTTAGTGAATCTGGAAGAATCATCATAGAATCTACTGCAAATGGTTTCAATAAATTTTCAGAATTATATATTCAAGCGAAGAACGGTGACAATTCATATAAACCATTCTTTTTCAATTGGATAAACGGAAAATCCTTGTTTTCTAATCAATACGAGCAAGCCGTGGCAGAGTATGAAGCAAGAACGTCTCAGAAGATTAAGGACATGGAACTTGATGAGGATGAACAAGAATTATTAAAGATGGGTGCTTCTTTGGCTCAGATTGCTTGGCGAAGAAAGAAAGTATCTACAGATGGACTTGATACATTTCAAGTAGAATATCCATCTACTGATACAGAATGTTTCTTGACGACAGGGCAACAGTTATTTGACTCTAAGAGGATCACGGCATCATTGACTACGATCGTAGAGAACAAAATTCAGCCATTGGCAAAGAAACAGGTCACAGGTTTACCTACTATATTAATGCCGTATCTTGGCAAGACGTTTCATATTTGGCAGATGCCACGAATTGGAGAGAAATATTACATTGGTGTCGATTGCTCAGAAGGATTGGGACAGGACTACTCTACTGCTATTGTGTTAAACCGAGAAGGTCAACAGGTGGCTGAGTTTAGGAACAACAAAATCAAACCATATCAGTATGCCGATGTGTTAAATGCCTTAGGTCGGTACTATAATAAGGCGTTGCTTACAGTTGAAAAGGCAAGCGGTGGACATAGTGTGATTGAACGTCTGAGATATGAGCAACATTATATGAACATGACGAAGTACAAGACATATGATGAGTTCCAGAGGACAATCTGGAGGGTCGGATTTGACACTAACAATAAGACCAAATCTATCATTGTAAACGACTGTCGTGAATGGTTCGATAAGGGGTTGATCCAGATTAAGAGTAAAGATATGCTCGAAGAGATGAAGGTATTCGTCGCAAATGATAACGGAAGTATGGGCGCAATCAGTGGCAGTCATGATGACTTGGTCATGGGATTGTGTCTTTGTATACAGGGAATGAAGAATGGATTATGGTATCCATTTTAACGATATTATATAGAAGAAACAGAAAGGAGAGACAACGTGGCAATCGAAGAATATAAAAATAAGTATGAGAATCCTGCCAAATGGTTTGTAGAGGAAGTCAATCAACCTTATCATGTGAACAGGATTACGAAATGTATTGCGAACCGTGACTATCTTGCAGGCAGACACAAGGTACTTGGAAGAGAAAACTCTGCCTATAAAGGAAAAGAACTCATTACCAGAAAGACGATTTTAAACTATGCTAAAACAGTGCTTAGATTCCATGCAACGTACTTACTTGGCAAGAAGGTATCATTTAGTGGCAATGAGAATACAATCAAGAATTTCAATGAAATATATAAGTTAGGACAGTACGAAACGGTTGATTACCAGATTCTGGATAGAGTCAATAAGTTTGGTGATGCGTACGAGGTTGTCTATGTGGAAGATGGAATCATCAAAAGTAAGGTGCTTGATAGTGGTGACTGTTATCCTGTTTATGATGATCGTGGCAGTTACATTGCGTTTATTGAAACATGGACAGATGTATTTACTAATATCACATTCTACAATGTTTATTATCCTACTTACGTTGAGAATTGGAACAATGATGGTGGCTATCTACATATGGAAGATTCCAAGATTAATGTATGTGGATTACCTATTCATTATCATAACTTTAATGATATGGACTATAACTTTGGAATTAGTATGCTAACAGACATTAAGCCAATCATGGATGACTTAGAGGATATTCTAAGTAAGATGGGCGATGCAATCTATATTAACAGTTTAAACCCAATGCCTGTGGCTGTAGGTCAGAGGATTGAATCAACGATTCCTGCGGATGCAACAGGATATGTGATGAATCTGGATAATGGGGACTACAAGGTTGTGAGTACAACAATGGACTATAATACGATTAAGTTGTATCTGGATAATATCAAACAAATGTTGAATGATATCGCTTGTATACCAAGTGTGTTAGGTAGTTCGACGAATATTGCCAATATCAGTGAAGTATCTATGAAAATTTTATTTCACATGGCAAACATTAACGCAGACGAGACAAAGAAATGGTTGAACAAAGGATTCCAAGAAAGGTTCAGACGATTTCAAATGATTCTGAAGATGCAGGGTACTGAGGTATCGAATGATGTTGAAGTTGTATATAACGTAAATATGCCAGTTGCAACGACAGAAATGGTATCTAATTTAAAAGCCATGAGAGAACTTGGTGCGATCAGTAGAAAGAGCGTGATGGAAAAGAGTGATCTAATTACAGACAGTGTAGCAGAGTTAAAGCGGTTAGATGAAGAGAATGGTGTTAGTGGTAATGTAGAAAAAGATAAGGAACGGGCTTAACTTTAAGCCGGGCTAAAGTACCGTCTGGGTACTCGAAATGGGTACGCAGGTCTTGGGTGAATGCAATTTGGAAATAGTTAGGAGTGATACATCCAAAAAATTTGCCGTTCTAAGGGCAAAAAATCCTTAGTATTGCTAGGTTTTTTGATGGTTATACAGACAGACGTATAGATTGTGCCAGAATCACTGGAAATATCTTCCAAAATCCATTTGATAAAATATCAGTATTTCAAATCAATTTAAAACAGGTGATAAAAGCAAAATTTTATGTCGATATTTGTACCAATTATTTCCAAAAACAACGCTAGATTGGGACTCTAACGAAGAATAAACAGGTAAATATGCACAAAAATACAAGAAAAACTTGTGCAATGTGACGATATTACAGGTCATTGCCCCTCTTTTCAAATATGGGCTAGAGGAAACTCCAAAAATCCCCACAGCAAAAAAATAAGGACTACTCTCTTGTAGTCCCTTCGTTTTCACGGGTTACATGGTCTTTCAATACCATATTAATATACTGGCTAAACGATCTATCATCTTCCTCTGCCATCGTTTTGATCATTTCAACCAGATCACTGTCTAATGTAATACTTACTTTCTTCTTTAATGGTTTCATATCCATACCTCGCTTAACCGTATCTTATCACATGGTAGTGCATTATATTGCTAAGTAGGATTAAGTATGATAAAGTAGGATAAAAAAGAAAGAGGTACCGCAATATGGAACAAACGAAAAGAGAAATCTACAATGAGATGATGCACAATTATCTAACAGAGGAACTGATAAAGGAAGTGCAGGAACGCACAAAACTACTGGACGAGGATTATGCAGAATCTATCAAGATGCAGGAATTACATTTGCAGGAATTAAAATCCTGCTTAAATAAGGAACAAACAGAACAATTAGAAGAATATATAACCGAGGTATCGACAAATCATCGACTCCTGTGCAGAGAGATTTATTTGCAAGGGATGAGAGATTGTGCCGATATCTTTTTCGACAAATAAGGAGAATCGAATATGGAATTATTACATACATTATTAACTATGCCAGGGCATGAAATTGTAACTTTACTTGGATACATGACAATGGTATCTGTTGTTGTGGATAAAGCAGGCGCAGTGATTGAGGTCATGATTAAAAGGCATAAAGAAGCAAAGATCAGAAGAATGAAAGAAAAGGCAGAGTTATACAAAGATTTGTTAAAGTGATTGATCGTCGGCAGATGGTTTGAAGCGTAGGATATCTTCAACATCACAATGCAGAATCATACATAGATCGTTAATTGTACGAGTGGAAATATCTTTGTTGTTTTTGAGTCGGCTCATAGTGCCACTTGAAATTTTATGTTTCTTGGTCAGAGTATACCAGTTTTCATTAGATTTTTCTAAAGTATCCCAGAACGGTGTGTAGTCAATCACGATATTTCCTCCTAAATTATTTGATATTAATAGCATATGAGATGTTTTCGGAATTGAATACGTTTAATAAAAGAAATATGTCTGTCTCTTATACACATCTGACGCTGCCGACGAATTAGACGGTGTAGA